ACAGGCAGTTGATACCTTTTTTGCATATAAAAACAAAATTCCTTTGCATTTGAGTTTTAGTCAGACAGTTGATTTTGAAGAATGGGGCCATATTTGCGGTATTTGGAGATTATAGATGCAGGATGGAGTACCAAGAGATTTCTTACCGTGGCTGGAATGGGGTAAGTGGTATTACCGGCACTTGGCTATAAACCCTCATCTTCACTGGATACTGAAATAGAGAAACTTCTTGAAATTTGCGCTAAATATAAAGACCGCATCAATCCAGATGAGATGATTCCGAGGATTTACTGGGTATGAACCGGGAGATCATAGAATTCTGGCGGAGAAACAAAACCCCTATCGGGCTTATGGTTCAGAGTTCTAAACCTCATGGAATAACTCCGCAGCAGGTGGAACGGGCAGCGCAGATAGTCTATGAGGAGGTGCAGGAGATAATCTACAACGTACCTGAGTTGTACATCTATACCAATGGAAATGATTACAAACGCATCATCCTTTTACGAAACCATCTCAAACCCAATCGGTTGGGCTGGAGGGTACATGAGGTAGCGAAATCCGTAAGGGCAAGCGATTACGACAGTGAACTGGCGCAATCGAAAAAGAGAATTAAGCAACTGGAAGAAAAAATAGAAAAGAAAGCGTTTATTCACAGGTTTAAACAGTGGTTTAAAACCATCAAATGGGAGTTGGATGAATGGCAGTAGAACCTATCACCGTAGCTGATTCATCTGGTCAATGCTATACGGGTAAAGGTTATCTTCATGCAGTGCAGATAGGCGGCACCGATTACAACAACGATGCAGTTATCACGATTTACGACAATACGGCAGCATCGGGAAAAATTTTACTACCTACGCATAAAGTTGATGCAAGTGCGTTGGGGTTGAACGGTGTAACTCTTTCTGTAGGCAAGAATTTTTATACTGGAGTATATGTGGAGATAACCACCGGGGGAACCGTGGACGTAACCTGTGACATAGAAGCAAGGGCGTAATGGATGATGAAATTTTTGAGAATATGTCGAATGAATTCGGCATAGAACATTTTCGCAGGGTGGACCTGGGTTGGTTCATGGCAGTCAGTCCGGTGCCTGACTTTGACGAGGCAGAAAGGGAAGTGGCAGACTCATACGGTGGCTAAAATATTCAGCAGTACGGAAAAACAACTGATTGATACTCTGGATGCCAAGAAGGAATACGAACCGATGCTAGTTGAATTCCTTCAGGCAAGGGAGGACCGTGACGTTCAAAAGATAGAGAAACTGGTGCAGCAATTTATTGCGATTACCGATGCCCGCCAGATAGTGGAACTTCTGGACGACCCCGAGATGCCTTTTGCAGCCTGGGTGATGCTGGCAGAGAAATTCAGGAAACATTACCAGATACCTCCGAAACAGGAACTGGATCTGGGCAGTATTACCTTCAGTATCACCAGACCTCGGGAAATAGAAGCGGAAGAGCCAAAAAAGATAACTTATGAAGATTGAATACGAATTGACTCCTACGATTGATGCGTTTGTCTTCAGCGATGCGACTATTCCTGTTGCTATCGGGCCGCAGGGAGAGGGCAAGACTTTTGGTGCCGCAATTGCCATGCTGACCCATGCCATGAACTTTTATCAGAAACAGAAGGAGAAATGGCAGGGCAACGTGGAGCTCGTGGACAAAATGCGGGGCGTAATATTGAGGGATTCCCATGAGAACATCAAGCGTCATACCATCCCCTCCATTCAGGCTGCGCTAAAAAATAGCGTAGAGTTTTTCGATGACCAGAAGAGGATGCTTGGGCCTCATATGGACATCACTCTCATGGGAATCGCTGATTATTCCGCTCTGGCAAAGTTGCAGTATGGTGCTGAATACACTTTTGGCTGGCTCGAGGAACCTGCACCGATGATTGAGCGTGGCAGTTCCGGTCTGATGATAGAGGCATTCGATGCTGCGGTGGCGAGATGTGCTAGGCAGAGGTTTGCCATCCCGAGGGTGCAGGTGACCATGAACCCACCGGAGGAGGAGCATTGGACGTATCAGATATTCTACGAAAACATCCGGGCGTTCCCTTTACCGAAAGATGCAGACAACGGTGCGGTTACTATGGAGGTGTTTCAGATCCCGTATGGAGAAAACAGGCATTTGAGCGCAGAAGCCCGTGCCGGTGCGATTGCTGCCTTTAAAGACAATCCTGCTTTGAAAATGCGGTTCATCGAAGGGAAACCCGCATACACCTCTGTAGGTGAACCCGTGGTGCCTAACTACGATGAGCATATACACCGCACTCCTTCAGGCACCAGAATAGACCCGCTGGACACAACCATATTCAGGTTCTGGGATGGTTGGCAGAACCCTACCTGTGTATTCATGCAGATACATGACGGTCAGTATCAGGTGCTGGATACTTTGCGTGGGTACAATACTGCGGTGAAACAGTTGATTGAGGAGCAAATAAGACCTCTATTGGCTAAAAGGTATTCCCATGTAAAACAGTGGAGAGACATAGGTGACCCGAGCATGGCAGATCCCGACCAGAGTAACATTGAGCATTCCGCTGCGAGGACAATTGACGATATGCTGGGGGCAAGGTTTGAAAAAGGTGCCAGGTTGTGGGAACCTCGCAGGGATGCCGTTTTGAAACTGCTGAATGACTCCTGCGGGCCTACCAGGCCGAAATTTCTCCTGTCGCACCACGAGGAGATACTCCACAGGGCGTTGAGAGGTGGATGGCATTATGTCAAGGATTTTAGTGGCAAGTTTACTAAGAATAAACCATCCAAGGACATCCACAGTCACCCGGGTGATGCACTCTCTTACGGAATTGAGAAGATTTATCAGATATTCCAGAGGACTGTAAGCCTGAGTGAGATTGAGAGGAAAGAAAGGGCTATAGGGGCATCTTATGTCTAATACAACTGCTTTATTGACTACGTTTGACAAATGGCTGGGGAGACAGAGGACAAGATTGGGTGAAGGTTGGCGGGAACTGGAACTGGGTTGGAGTAGCAACCAGATAGTGCAGCAGTACATACGGGAATGTGCATATTTTTACTCCTCGTTGGAAGATTTTGAAAAATGGCTGGATGACTACTTTGACGATGCTATCAAGAAAGTGATGAAAGCTGCCTAATGGCTGAACTGATTATTAAACCAATCTGTGACCATTCTTCTGGCGGGTCTTTGCGCTATTGCGGCAAGGCAGACGGTGTAGCGGATGTGGTCTATATCTGGCAGTGTGTAGTCTGTGATGAAATTTACGAGAAACAATATTTTAAAAAGACAGAATGCACAAAGCATATGTGGGAGTTCATCGAATGGGTTTTTGAAGATAACCCTCACCGTTATAAGCTGGGCCACAGGTATGTGTGCTTCAACTGTGGCAAGGAATATTTTGAGCCATATGACGTAAGAAGCAAGGGGATGAAGGGTGGCGTACCTGATGGCATTGACCACCCAGAGGTGAAAAAGCTACTGGCACTCAACAGAGATGTTTTAAAAAGGGTGATTCACAATGAGTAATGGCGCACCGAGCGAAAAGGCACTGGTAGAGTTCTTTGTTGCCCAGAAGACCGATGCACGGGAACAGAGAAAGGAAATAGAAGAGTACTGGAAGAGGACTGAAGTCCAGATGCTCAACAAGCACGATTTCAGCAAGAAAAAGGATTGGCAAGCGAAACTCTTCTACTCCATGACTTCACCCACCGTAAACCGTGCATCACGCATGATAAAGAATATGCTGATGAAATCCGAGGACTACTTTGAAATGGATTACATCGGCAGGGAAGATTTCCCGCTGGCGAAAGCATTCAAGCCGGCAATAAAATTCTACCTCAACGATGCCCAGTTTCCAGAAAGGTTTGCCGAATCAGCGGCAAGTGGGTTCAACTACAGTATCGGCATACAGAAAATGTTCTGCCGGCTGCAAAGCAAGACGGTGATTGTGGATGATCAGAGAGTTACCAGGGATGTGATGAAACTGCACATAAACACGCTCAACCCGTGGAACTGCTATTGGCCTCGTGATTGGGCGTATTTCATAGAGGATACTTGGACTACTTTACCGGAACTGTTGAGGAAAGCCGAAAGTGGCATATATGACAATGAAAAAGGCGATGGCAGTGGATTAAAGAAGATAAAGAAAATCATCGGCACCGATTACCGGCTGGAAAAGCCTGGAGGAGATGCTGCCGACCAGGAACAGGAAAGGTTGAGCAGGATAGGCATCCAGATTGAAAACTTTACCAACGACTATCGCAAGCCTGTATTGCTTTCCGAATACTGGGGTCCGGTAATCGACAAGAAAGGGAACATTACTCTTGAGAACCAGAAATTTGTTATCGTGAATGAGAAATACGTCCTCCAGATGCCTATCGACAATCCATTTGCCCATCAAAAATGGCCTTATATTTTCATCGTGCCGTTGAAGGTGCTTTTCCGGCATTTTGGTGAGGGATTGACTTGGGGAGTGGAACCTGTCCAGCGTGAGATGAACAATATACTCAACCTTATGAGTGACAGTTTGAAATTTCAGATGCTCGGCATAAATCAAGTGTCGGAGGATATGCTCGTTGACCGCAACAAACCTCTTGAGATATTCCCCGGTAAGTTTGTTCGCATAAAGGGCGACCCCAGAAGGGAAGCATTTCGGCATATCCCGATGGGTGCCGACCCTGATGCTGCCGCGGGATTCATGCACCTTTTGAGAACCATTTACCAGAACCATACTGGGATGACCGAATACTTGATGGGCGCACCCACTCTGAAGGGAAGTCCTACTGCCACTGAGGTGGCAACCAAGACCGCGGAAGGCCAGGGAGATTTTCAGAGTATTGCTGAAGATATCGATAGGCAGGGTATAGTCGGTGCCTGTGAAATGGCAAAAGACCTCATCATTCAGTACTTTGCCGATGTGGGTGTGTATCCAAGTGTGACGAGGATTTTTGCCGATGAAACCGGCAGGATAATTCAGGAATTGTCACCGGAAGAGAAAATAGAACTTCTGCTTGGTGATTGGGACATACGGGCGAGGGGCATCAGTCTTTTCTTTGAGAGGCAGGAGCAGATAAACAAACTGGCACGGTACACTGATTTTCTGGCAAAAGCCATACCTCCTGAAATCTCCATGACAAACGTCAACTGGAAGGAGATAGGCGAGGCATGGTCTGAAGCAGTCTGGGGAGATAAGGACAAGTTCTGGAAGTGGCAGGAAGAACAACCGCAGATGCAGCAAGTGTACCCGACTGAAATGAGCGGAGAAGCGGTGCCGCCTGAACTGGAACAGGGAATCAATCAACCTAAACTGCCTTACGGGACGATGCAGTAATGTATGAAGAGAAACTAGATGTTCTGGAGCGCAAGCGGGAAGGTGGCAGATTATATAGTCTGGTGCAGACTGAAGTGTACCGAAAGGATTTAAGACCTTGGATAATCAATAGGATGCAAGTAGCCAGGATGATGCTCTACAGTCCAGAATCTTCAGATGACCGCATACAGGCAGTGGCTATTCTGGGGGTATTGGAAAACCTTCTAACCTTTACGGAAGGAAAAGAATGGGAAGAAAGATGGGCGTTAAAAGTCCCAGAAGAAGAAAAATCCAACCAAGAGACAGCAAGGGAAGGTTTCTTAAACAGGGTGAGGAAAGGATTCAGGAAAAAGCTATTGTCAACAAGTACCTGATAGACATTCCTTTCCAGCCTGACAATCCTGACAGGAAAGGACCGATATGAGTGATGAAGTGACGGTCGATAACAAGACCGAATTTAAATCCCCGGATGAACCTCGCCTGAAACATGAGGTGGAGGAAATCATCGAAAGGGAAGAAGCTGGAGAGCAGGGAGAACAAGCGGAGGGGATAACAACCGGACAAACTCCGCAGCCCGAAAAAGAAGCTCCAGAATGGCAGGTAAAACTTTCCGAAATGGAACGGCAGTTGCAGGATTTCCAGAACAAGTACACCAACCTGGAAAAACGCTACCAAGGTTCCAGCGAGGAAGGTCAAAGACTTGCGAGGCAACTGGAACAGTACCGCAACCGTGAACAGTATCTCCGCAGCAACTACGATCTCGACCCGTTGCTCGAGGGATACCAGGAACCCGTTCCACCCGAGGAGAAACCGATAACAAGGCATGAACTGGATACTTATGTAGAGACTATGAAATGGGAGAATGCCGTTGAGGAGTTTTTCAGTCATCCCGATAACAAGGACGTGTCTGGAAATCATCTTCTGAAACGCCTGGTTAAAGATGCTGTATTTGATGAAAGTGGATATAACCTGCGTTGGCCCGGAAAATCTCCTAGAGAATCTTTGTCTCTAGCTGCAAACGAAGTTCGTAATCTCATTGCGGGGGAGCGGATGAAAGGCAAAGAGGAAGTAAGACAAACAAGAACCAAGCTGGAAAAAGCAGCGATCACGGAAGGAGCGGGCGCACCTCCTAAACCCGATGAATCCACTTCTGAAGAAGTCACTCCCGGGGAAGATTCCTACGCTAAGATGTGGAAAGAGCAAAGGAAGAGAACCCGTGGAGATTGGTAAATAAAAGAGGGGCTAGGCGCACCGTACCTTCTGTGATCATTTTCCGATCATAGGAGGATTATAAATTGGGACAACTCTGGGCAACCAGTACACAAGGAGCGTTGCTCTATTCTCCGCTACTTTCCAAGGAGACTAACCATGCCGCACAACCTCTGATGAGGTTCAGGCAATATGTCGATATGAAGATGGAAAGCGGAAAGAACAAGGGTGAGACGTTCCTTTTCGACAAATACGGCAATGTTGATACCGGAGGTGGCACACTTACGGAAACGGCAACCGTGCCCCAGCACTCATACAGGGTGTACCAGGGAACTGGCACTCTTTACGAGTACGGCAATTCGGTGCCGTGGACCCGCAAGTACGAAGATCTTGCACAAATCGAGCAGCGCAGTCCGGTGCGAAGGATTCTTGCCGATGACCTGGCAAAGACTCTTGATACCTCTGTAGAAGCGCAGTTTGATGCTTGTAAGATTCGCTACAATGCGACTTCAACCACCACCGGGACGTTCCATACCAATGGGACAGATACCGAAACCTGCACCTCCGCTTTGAACCGTTACCATGTAAAGCGGATTTACGATTACCTGTGGAGTACCTTGAACGCACCACCTTACTACCCTGAGAGTGACGACTACGCTGGGGTGGTGAGCCAGAATGCAGCCCGAGGGATTTTTGATGATTGCGAAACAGTGCAGATGTACACTAAATTCCCAATGGCGGGTGAAATCGGCAGGTACTCCCAGGTGCGATTTGCAAAGACCAATCACGGTCTGAGCAACGCAATGGGCAATGGCAGTGCCTACGGTGAGGCATATATTTTTGGCAATAACACGGTAATGGAGGGGTTGTGCGTTGCCCCGATTGTTATCCCGAAGGAAGTCACCGACTACCAGAGGTCCAGAGGTTTAGCCTGGTACGCAATACTTGGCTATCAGGTCTACTGGGCTGGAGATCCGGATAACACCATTGTCAAATACGGCTCGGCATAAGGAGGTGACCGATGAGCGATAGAACTTACGATCAGTTCGGGCACCGATTTGTTATTGACCTTGTGCCCGCAGGAGTGGCTATTGATGGTACTGCCGCTGCGCTTGCCGCTGAAGCAGGATCAATAGTTTGTCTACCGTTTGCTGCCAAGCTCGTAAATGCAAGGATGTATAACGTGCTTGGAGCTACTGCTGCCGTTGCTGCTGTAACTGCCCATGTTTGTAGGTCAGTCGGAGGCACCGGGACTCTGTTTTCCGTTGGAACTTTTGCTTTTACCGGAACTCAGGCAACCGGGGTGAGCGTGGACGTAACTGCTTTGGCTACTGGCACTGCTGCGGAATTTGCGGCAGGTGACACGATTTGTGTTTCTGAGGCCATTGGCAGTATTGGTTCCATAACAACCCACAGTTTTTCGGCAGCTTTTGAGGAACTGTTCAACTAACCTTTAACCGGGGAGGGCAATGCCCTCCCCAAATTGAGGATTATGCAATCACTTACTTTGGTTAGAATTGGAGCATTTGGCGACTACATTCTTATGAGTGCCGTCTTGCCTTTTTTGCAGAAAAAATATTCTGAAATTAATTTTGAAGTGAACATGAAAGGTTTGGATTTATTTCTTAATGACCCGAGGTTCAAATATCTTTCTGTATTTGAAGCAGACGATTTAAGTGAAGAAAAACGGTATGATATTTTGATTAATAGATGGAAGATTATCGAGGAGGATTGCAAAAATACCGGTAGAAAATATTTGAATATGTGGAGTAGCATAGAAAATTCATGCATTCTACACGAGTTTAATCCGGATGTAGCCCTGCCGATAGAGGAAAGGAGGATAAAGTATAACAAGAATTATTACGAAAACACTTTTGAGATGGCTGAAGTTTCAATGCCCAATGGCTGGATACATGAAAACACACTTTATTTCAAGGAACATGAAATTGGTCTAATAGAGAGATGGGCAGAAAGGAACAAGGATTTTTTTAGAATGCTTGTGCCTCTTGGTGGTTCTTCAAGGCAGAAGGTATTTATCTGGATGCAGGATTTCTGCAAGAAACTAATTGATGAGTATCCGAAACTGAAAATTTATCTTTTGGGTGGCAACGAACTGGCGAGAGATGTCTGGGATTACGAGCGCACCTTTTCTTATGTGAATGGGCATAATCCTGCGAATGTTTCCTTTAAGCAAGCTGTATTGATGACCAAATATGCTGATTATGTTCTGGGACCGGAAACTGGTCTTCTCATTGGGGCAGGGATGATGGGTACTCCCAAGACTATGCTTTTTACTATTTCAGATAAAGACCAGACTGTGAATTACCATCGAAATGATTTCTCATTGCAAAGCAAATTTGACTGTTCACCGTGCTACGTTTTAGCTCATTCTGGAAATGATTGCGAAACAGAGAGTACCTATAATGCATTTCCGAAATGCACTACTGAATACGATTTAGATGAGATTCATAATATTTTTGACAAGTTATACTGCGAGAAATTTTGAGTCAAGAACAGATCATAGATATTAAGATTTTAAGG